ATCTCGAAGTAGGCGTGGTAGGTGTCAAACAAGCCTTAAAAGACCTAAACAAAATTGCGCCAACGATACGCCGCCAAATCACCAAGGATTACGCGCAAATCGTGGAACCCATGATAAAGACCGCGCAACAAGCCATACCCCAAATAGCACCCGTTACCGGTATGGACCGCACCGGGTGGAAAACCAAAAGCGGCCTACAAATCCTGCCACCGGGCGGTTGGAACGGCACCGCCGCCACCAAATCATTAAAACCACGTATTAACACGCGGCGTATAAAAGAGTTTCGAGGCAACAAGGAAAACGTGGGTACGTTTGGCGTGACGTGGCGAGGGTTTGCCAACACCGTGTTTGATATGGCCGGCCGTAAATCGTCGGGCAACCGGGACGTGTTTAGCCGCATGGGTTCGCATGGCCGCATGGTTGGCGCGGTAGGTGGCCCACAACTGTTAGCGATATTGCAAGGCCGGTACGGCAACGCGTCCCGCACCGTATGGCCGAGTTACGAACGGAACCAAACCGAGATTGACAACGAAATGCAAAAATTGGTGGACGAAGTAATGCGGCTAGTAAATAGTGATCTGTCTAAACCAACTAGCGTTGGTGGTTAGCCATGGCCGTTTCACTCCCTATCGTTTCCGAGTTTGACGGCACCGGCATTAAAAAGGCCATTGCCGAATTTAAGCAATTAGAAACCACCGGCGAAAAAGCCCAATTTGCGTTAAAAAAGGCGGCAGTACCAGCCACCGCCGCGTTGGGTGCATTGGCCGTAGGCCTTGGATCTGCCACAAAAGCGGCCATTGAGGACGCGGCCGCGCAAGAACAATTAGCGGGCGTACTACGTCGAGCCGGTTTGGCTACCGAGGACGAAATAGCCGCTACTGAGGAATTTATTAGCGCACAGTCACGTTTAACGGCCGTTACAGATGATGACCTACGGCCCGCGTTGGCCACGTTGGTAAACGCCACCGGATCGGCCACCTATGCCCAAGAATTGTTAATTAAAAGCCAAGACATAGCCGCCGCCACCGGTAAAGATTTGGAAACCGTAACGCAAGCAATGGCCAAGGCGGCAAACGGGCAAACCGCCGCGCTCTACAAACTCGATCCGGCGTTGCGTACCACCGTAGGCGTGGGTGCCGAATTTGAGGACGTACTACGCGGTTTAAGTATTCACCAAGGCGCGGCGGCCGAGGCCGCGCTTACTACTGAGGGCAAAATGAAAAACCTTAGTATCCAATTTGGTGAGGCAAAAGAGAGCATTGGCGCGGCACTAATCCCGGCCGTGGAAACGTTGTTGGGGCTACTTATCCCGTTGGCCAATTGGGCGCAAGAAAATAGCAAAGTATTTTTAATCGTTGCCGGTGTTATCGGTGGTGTTGCCGCGGCCGTACTTGCCGCCAACGCCGCCATGAAGGTATATCAGGCAACGCTAGTAATCGTTAAGGCCGCGCAATTTGCGTTAAACCTTGTTATGGCCGCCAACCCCATAACGTTGGTGGTGTTGGCCATTGGCGCATTAGTAGCCGCGTTTGTGTTGGCATACCAAAAATCCGAAACGTTCCGGGACGCGGTAAACGGCCTATTTGGTGCCATTAAAACCGGTGTGGTTGCGTCCGTCGAATTTATTAAAGGCTATTTGGAAACCGTTATGGGTTTTTACAAATCCATTTTTAACGGCATAGCAACCTTATGGAATAACACGATTGGCAAATTATCGTTTACGGTGCCGTCATGGGTGCCCGGGTTCGGCGGTAAAGGGTTTAGCGTCCCCAAAATTCCTATGTTGGCCGAAGGTGGCATTGTCACCGGGCCTACGTTGGCCATGATCGGAGAAAAAGGCCCCGAGGCCGTAGTGCCATTAAATCGTGGCAATATCGGCGGCAACATTACCGTAAACGTTTACTCGACGTTGGCGGACGCAACATTGCCCGACAAGTTGGTAAACGCGTTACGCCAATACAACCGGCGTAGCGGCGTGATTGACATACGGGTGGCGTAAATGCCGGGCGTAGTAGCGTCCGCCGGGGATTACACGGTCCTATTGGATACCGGTTGGGATAGTAATTCGTTTCGTTTAGATGACACCGAAAAAGGCGTATTAAACAATACGGAATTTACGTTAGGGCCAAACGTGACGTTTGCCGATATCACGGACTACGTAGTGGGCGTTACGTACCGTCGAGGCCGCCAACAACCATTCGACCAATTCGGCGCGGGCACCATGTCATTTAGTCTTAACGACACGTTGGCCGGCGGCATACTCAACCCATACGACGAAAACAGCCCGTATTACGATCCGGCTAGCAACGTGCCCGGTTTGGCACCAATGCGCCGCGTCAAACTCTTACGCGAAAACACCGAACTATTTAACGGCGTAGTAGAAAGTTACGATTACCAATACAACCTAGACCGGCAAAACATTGTGGCCGTAAATTGCGTGGACGATTTTTGGTTGCTATCCAACACGTTTATGGACCAACTTAACGTAGATCCGGAAACGTCCGGGGAACGTATCGACACCGTATTGGCGTTACCAGAAGTGGACTACACCGGGACTACAAGCATTGCGGCCGGCACCGTGGATTTGGGCCATGCGTCCGCGTACACCGTCCCGGCAGGCACCAACGTGTTGGCCTATTTGCAACAAATCAACAACACCGCCGAGTTTGGGCGTTTGTTTATGTCCGCCGACGGTGTATTGACGTTCCAAAACCGTATCGGCACCACGCTAAGTAGCCCGGTAGCCGAGTTTTCAGACCAAGGAACGAACTACAAATACCGAAACGTGGCTATCCAATTTGACGCTCGACAAGTGGTAAACCGCTCGACAGTTACCGGGTTGGACGGTGTAACGGCCACGGATCAGGATTTGGCAAGCCAAACTACGTATTTCGTACAAACCCGTGACGTGTCCAATTCGTTGTTGCACGTAGCCGGCCAAATCACGGCCGCCGCCGAGTACCTACTAACCCCGTATCCGTCCCCACGGCTTACCGCGCTTACCACGAATTTGGCCATGCTTAGCGAGGCCCAACGCGACACGGTAGCAACGATTGACATTGGGGACACCATAACTATTACGGTGGACGTACCGAACTACGGCACCATTAGTAGCGAATTATCCGTAGAAGGAATAGACGGGGAAATAGCGTTGGACGGTGGCCATACGCTTACGTTTTACACGGCCGACACCACCGTGGTGTATTACCTTATTTTGGACGATCCGGTGTACGGTGTGCTCGATAGCACCAACGTGTTGGGTTAGGATAAACGATTATGGGTGCCAACGCTCAAACAACCGTCCCAACGTTTACCACCGGGCAAGTATTAACGGCCGCGCAAGTAAACCAAATAAATACGGGTGTGCCCGTGTTTGCGGATAGCACCGCACGTACGGCCGCGTTTGGTGGTACGGGGGAAAAAGTTTTGGCGCAAGGCCAATTGAGTTACTTGGAGAGTGACGGGAAAATTTACGTTTATTCGGGTACGGCGTGGATTAGTATTTCGAGCATGACCGAGGTAGCACGTTTTACGGCGGGCGGTACGTGGACAGTACCAACAGGCGTAACCTATGCAATTGCACATATTCGGGCCGGCGGTGGCGGCACGGGCACCGGTGCGGGCGCGGGCGGCACATCATCAGTAGCGTTCGCAAGTGGCACCGTATCGGCTACCGGCGGTAACGCGGATACAACCGCCTCGAATTACGGTTTTAGTGGCGTTGCTAATAGTGGTTATGGTGCATGGGGACGCGATAACGGCAGTACCACGGCAGTAAATACGCTAGGCGGTGATGGTGCTTACATTGTTGCGGGCGCGGCAGTAACACCGGCCGCAAGTATCACAATTACCGTAGGCGCGGGTGGCGTAGCGGGAACAAGTGGCGGCGCGGGTGGTAGCGGCTATGTTTGGATTGAGTACCAAGTATGAGCGAACGAACCGTTGCAATTGTTGAGCCAAACGTAACCAATGGCGTGGTAGTTAATGTTGAGGTAGTGCCAACGGATTGGGTAAATAACGATCCGCAACACCTAATCGAATACACGCCAGAAAACCCCGCCGCTATCGGTTGGGCCGTGATAGACGGTGTGGTGCAAGTACCGCCGCCACCACCCAAACCGAACAATGAATAAAAACGCGCAACTACAAACGGCAGACCAAACCCTAAAAGGCGCGGTTATTGCACTAGGTAGTTACGTGGCCCACAAATACAACGTGGATCCACAAATTATTGCATTGTCTATTCCGGTCGTATCGGCGGTAATGGCCATGATTAGTACCCGTGTAGGCAACCCGGATACCGCTTGCCTATTTGTGCAGAAAACAGACGATACGAAATAATGCCCGTTTACAAGGTGCCCGGCTATTCGGTGGTATCCGAACCATTGGCCGGGACAATTGAGTGGGTAAAACAAGCCCAAGTGACGAGCGGTGGCGCGGTATGGAACAACGGCCACTACGCAATGCGCAACATACGCGGTAGCGACACCGGCGGCAAACGCGGCATTATCTCAAACCACGCACGTGGCGTAGCCATGGATCTGTCCTATCGGCGTATCGAGGCCCGCAAACTAGGCGTACCCAATGCCCGCATAAAAGCCCTAACGTGGCTTAACACCGTTCTAGACAATTGGGAACTATTAGGTGTGCAATGCGTATTGGACTACTACCCGGAACCCCACGGCCGTGGGTGGCGTGTCGATCGGGTGGACGCACTACCACCCAAGGCCCATAACGTCCAAGCGTGGGTTAAATACATGAAACCCACCATTACCGGGGCACCCGGCGGGGATTGGTTCCATATCGAAATAACGCTAGGTATGGCCAACAACCCGGATCGGGTACGGGCCGCA